GACACCTACGCTGAACTCTTTTCGGACATGGGTTCGACTCCCATCGCCTCCACCATGAAGAAAGAACGTTATTTCGTTGAGAAATGACGTTCTTTTCTTTATCATGGTAACATTTTTGGTAACACACCGCTGAAAAACAGCTTCATAAACGCAAAAACATCCCCGAGGAACCGTCAGGATCCCCGGGGATGGTGCTATGTATGGCCGTTTTGGGCAGCGCGGCCACGGTGGTGATACCGGCGGTGATCACTCAGACAAAGAGACAATCTTCCGCATTACTAGCTCATACTCTTTCGGATACACCATCTTTATTGCTTTCATGTGCTCGTCAAGCACCTGCATCAGACCGCCAAATGGCACAGAGCTGGCAGCCGTTACAAAGTCGCTTTGTGGTTCCGCTGCTGTGGAGTAAGCCGCCGCATAAGTCGCGGGCGGCAATGACTGGATCTGCGTTTCAGGTGCGTGCGCTTCTTCCAACTCGTTCCGCACAGTGCAGAGGGCGGCAAGTTTGTTGACACTCTGCCAGCTGGTTTCCTCGCACTTGAGCTTTCGGATGTGCTCATTGATCTCGTCAATGTCCATGCCTGCCGCCCCCTTTCTTATGCGTTGCGCAAGATGTCAGCGGCCCGCTTGTAGGCGTCACGCTCTGCACCGGTGGCTTCCTGCATCATGTCCTCGATGTCAGAGATCATGCGCTCACGGCCATCCGTGCGGGAGTAATGCCCGCGCACATAGTGGCGGCCACGGTTGGCGTAGCTGTTGCCCCGGTTGTAACCGTTTCCAGCGTCGCGGTTGAAGGATCCGCGCATGTCAGCTTCCCACTCGCCCGCACGGCTGTACTCGCCACCCTCGCAGTAATCCTTGATGCGGTGGATGTCCAGGATAATGTCCACGATCTCGCCGATCATCTCGATGTCACCCGGGGAACGGTTCTTTTTGTCGGTCAGCTCCATGAGCTCGTTGCACATCTCATCTTTCAGATGATTCAGTTTATCCAGCATGGCTTTGTCTCCTTTCTTATGCTACGCGTTCAGCAATCAGATTGCTGTTTGCAATGCTGACTGCCTGCGTACTGGTGTTTTCGAGTGCCACGGTCACGCAGCAACCGCGCGGCACCTCGATAAAGGCAGCAACGAAAACATTGAAGTAATTTTCGACTGCCGCCGGGGTGACAATCGCGGTCGCGCTGGCAAGGGGCTCCCCGTTAATAGCCAGCGCCACGGAAATGGCTTCCACGGTGCCGCCGGTGGGAATAGCGATATTACTGCCGAAACTCACCTTGAAGCGCGCACGGCACTGGTTGGTCAGCCCACGAAGGGTTACAATGCCTGCACCTTCACGGTGAACGATGCAGGAAGGACCGGCAACGGAGGTTTCGGTCAGTGGAAGGTTCTGGCCCGCCGCCACACTGACGGTGTTAGAATTGCTAAATTCGGCCATTTTATCGGCTCCTTTCATTAAAAAACGCCGGGACTGCTGCCCCGGCGCTCTGGTTTGCAAAATCAGCTCAGGGGCTGAACATTTTCCATTTTGGAAAAAGTTGCCGTGATTCGGTTATGCGCAGCTGCCGCAGCCGGTCCCACAGCCATAGTAAATGGCGTTGGGGTTAGGCACCTGATAGGCAGGCACGGGAGCTTTCTGCTGCAGAGTCCCGATGATCTGGTTGGTCTGCGCGTTCATCGCGGTGGTCAGGAACGCGCTCTGGCGATCCTGAGAAGCAGCCCGGCGCAGCTCGTTGTTCTCGCTCTGCAGGGTGGCGATCTTATCGTTGGTCAGGAAGTCGAGCACCGCGCGGGTGTTGCTGTTCTGATTCTCGATGATGTCCCGGGTGTTGTTGTTCATGGCGTTCTGCGTTGCGCAGAAGCCCTGCTGCATCTGGTTCCGGGTGTCGCACTCCTGAGTGGCCAGATTGTAGTTAACGCCTTGGATCGCGGTCTGGGTCTTGCAGCAGCAGTCTGCCAGCTGTGTAGCCAGAGCATTCTGACCCTGCATCAGCGCAACGTTGGTGCCGTTGAAGCCCTGCTGCATGGCGTTGGTGACACCGTTCAGGCCCTGCTGCACGCCGTTGAAGCCCTGAAGCATCCCGGTGTTCATGGCATAGAAGCCGTCACACAGGCCGCTTTCCAGCCCGTTCAGCTTGTTCATGACGCTCTGGTTGTCGAAGCCGCGCTGCAGGTCCGCCTGTGTTACGGCGCTGGTCATATAAGGCGAAGCGCCGCCCATGCCGCCGCCCCAGCCAAAGCCGCCCATGCCGCCCCAGCCGAACATGCCGAAAATCAGGAAGAGGACGATCCAGCCCATCCAGTCGCCGCCCCAGCCGTTGAAACCGTTGCTGTAGCCGTTGGCGGGCTGTACCGGCATGGTAAGAACCGTGCTATCAGAAGAAAGAGACATAGTTTTACTCCTTTACGTTAGATTTTTAAATTTATTCTAAATGCGGCCGCATTTCAGAATCCAAACATGTTTTTCATGCCGTTGAGCATTGGCGCAATCTGCTGTGCCCGCTGCTGAATGGCGTTGAGCTGCTGCTGTGAGAGCTGGCCGGAGGTGAGCATCTGGTTTATCATCTCCTGCGGGTTCTTGCCCTGCATCTGGCCCATAAACTGCTGGAACTGCCCGCCAATGGGGTTCTGGGTCTGTCGGCCCATCGAGTTATACAAGCTGCTGCTCATCGTTTAGCCCTCCTTTTCCGGATCTGGTGCTTCCTGCTTCTCCAACGCCGCCAGCTTTGCCGCCAGCGCGTCAAACTCCTTGCGGGTGACATACTCCCCGCCTGCGGCTTGCGTGGCTGCAATCGACGCTTTGGGGCCTCCGGTGCGTTCCTTGTAGTCGTAGATGCGGAGCGGGAACGGCCTGCCGTCCTGCCCAACTTCTTTGATGTAAAAGGTATCGGAATCAGCATCCAGTAAAAGCACCCGGCTCCCGTTGGCGACCAGATAGCCCCGGGCCGCTGCTTCGCCTTGCACCCAGATAAAGCCGCTGTCAGTCGGTGCGGCCTGCCCCTGCATTGTCGGTATCATGACGGGCTGGGGCTGGTACTGTGCTGCCCTGAGCTGTTCAAGCTGTCCTTGCGGCTGTTGCGGGTAAAACACTTGCGGGTATCCGTTATAAATCGGCATCGTTTACTCCTCCTTGTACCAGTAGTAGATCGGACATTCTGCGCCGCTGTCCCAGCTGTCCCACCATTCGCCGTCGATGACGGTCAGAACGTGGCCGGAGCATCCCAGCACATACACACCGAGTGGGTACTCCCTGGCAAAATCCGCCACGGTGTAGCATGTGGTGCAATCCGCTTCCACCATGCGGCGCTTGAACCCGCGTTTTTGGAGGTATGCGCCCCATGTGCGGTTGGCGCTGGGCATATCGCCGATGATAAAGCCAGTAAGCGCAAGCCCAAGGTAAGCCTTCTCCCAGTCTTGGCCCGTCGCGGCTGCCACGGCCCGCACTGTGCAATCTCCAACGCCGTTTCCGTGAGGGTTCGGGTTAAACTTGTGCCACATGGTGCGCCCCTCCCTTTGCGCCCATAGTACCTTTTCTGACGAATCTGTGCGTTAAACGAACGTCAAACGAAGGTCAAACGATCGCCAAAAAGAAAAAGCGCCCACACGGCACAAAGCCGCATGAGCGCTTGAAAAATTGTATATAAACAAAAATGCCCCCGATGCTCCAAACGGAACGCCGGGGGTTTGCTTTACTCAAAAACTTTTGCAATGCCGTCCAGCCGGGCCGAAACCGACTGGCGGCAGTAGTGGACCTGTGCTGCAATGTCTGGCAGCGGGAGCCGCTCAACGTACCGCAAAAGAGCTATCTTCCGGTCAACCCTCCCAAGCGGTGCGCTTCTGATGGCGGCGGTCATCTGCTGTCGGTCAAGCCCTTGCAGCGCAGCGGGCAGCACTACGCGAGCCGACGCCACAGGAAGCACCGAGCCAGAAAGGCTGCGGCAACTCTCCAGCGTTGCGCACCATTACGGGGACGTTACCGATATGGTCGATTTTGCCGCATCTCTTGATTTCACAAAATCGTTTCTGCGCGTATGTAGTGCTTGCCATGATATCCTCCTTACTGCTGCTTGATGCAGCGATTGGTCAGCTTGCCGTACACATCCTCGTACAGCTCCTGCTTATCGCCGTTGTAGGTGTACTCGGCATAGATGCCGTCACCGCTCACGGTGGTAGACAGTAGCGCCTTGTAGTTCTGGAGAGTCTTGCAAGCCCAGACCACAAAGACGTTTTCGAGGGTGATTTTGGTCACGCGGTGCGCGTTGTACCACTCGACCAGTGCATTCTTGCACACGCTTTCGTATTCTGCCATTCCGGTAATAATCATAGTATGTATCCTCCTTACTGCTTTTTCAGTGCCGCTTTCATGCGATCAAAGAAAAATTGAATGATCACCCCGATGGTCTCATCGGTAATGGCCCACGAGATGAATTTTCCGTACTTGCTTGAAGCCAGGGCCGCGCGGAGCATCTGCGCCACCCACGCCTTGCGCTCTGCGCCTCTCTTGGTGCCCTGAATCTCGTGCTCTGCCTGCTCGATCAGGTCAAGCACAGTACCCTTGACAGCCGCGCCATAGCCCATCCGGATGCAGCCCAGGGCGTAGAAGATAATGCCGCCCAGCATGAGCACGAGGGCCACCGGCACGGGAATGATGCCCAAAATGTTATTGATCATTGCCATGTATTACTCTCCTTTCTCTTTTTCGAGGTCTGCAATGCGGTGGTTTGCCACCTTCATCTGTTCTTCAAGCACCGGGATGCGCTGGGCGAAATTGTTGTGTGTCCGGACTTCCCGGGTCAGCTCGTCCAGCTTAGTGTCAGTAATGGCCTGCTGTTTTTCCAGCTTTGCGTCCATGTTTTGAGCGGCCCTGCTGTTAGAGATAAGCACGCCGATCAGGCTCAGGCCGCCAGTGATGAGTGCTACGATGATCGCGTCGCTCATGCGCCCTCCCGAAGACGGGTCAGACCCTTCTTGCGGATGATTTTCGGGTAGTTGAGGGTGGTCACGTTGAGGTCAACAGTTCTGGAGATGCCCGGCACGCTGCCCTTGCTGGTGTGCTGGTGAGCGGTGTACTTAAAACTAACTTTCGGGGTCTTGCCGGTGTAGTCCGCCAGCCATACGTCCCAACGCCCTGCAAGCCTTGCCATGTCCAGATGGGCATTGGCATAGCTGGTGTAGGTGTAGAGCTGGGCGTAGAACCCCATCTTCTCGATCTGCTCAAGATGATAGGCCGCCAGATTTGACAGGTCTCCATAGGGCATCCCGGCAAGAATCGGCGATTCCAGATCCACTGCCACCGGCATGGTCATCTCTTTCCCGACCAGGGCCTTCCGCAGCACGGCAAGCTCCCGGTCTGCCAGCTCCTCACTGGTGGCGTTGGTGTAGTAGTACACGCCCACGTCCAGCCCTGCCGCTTTTGCGTTGGAATAGTTGTCCTCGAAAGTGGGGTCGATGTAGGGCACACAGTTGCGGCTCCCTACGGCCCGCAGCATCACGCCTTTGTAACCTGCCGCTTTTACCTGCGCCCAGCCCTCCATTTTGATTTTTCCCTGCCACCGGCTCACGTCGAGATAGCGGTAGGGCGGCTCACCCGTCCAGCCGGGCACGGTGTCCACAGTGGACACGTCCGGTGCAGGAGCAGGTTCTTCCTTGTCAGCGTTACCGGCAGCGTGGGAAAGCGCGGAAAAGATATCCCGCAGGAAGTCAAGCATTACTTTCCACCTCATAAAACCCCTCCTCCGTCAGCTTTGCCAGCACGGCATCACGCCAGCGGGCAGGCACGTTGTCGATGGTAAAAGCGCCGTCAAAACGGTGCAACTTGACTTGGGTCACATAAAACAAAACCATAACATCCTCCTTATTTTGCGGCCAGCAGGTCAAGCATAGCCGCTTCCAGAGCAGCAAGGCGCTCTTCTGCGGTGGGCAACTGTGCCTTTTCCTCTGCTTCCTTGCGGGCCTTTTCCTGTGCGGCCAGCTCTTCGGCGGTGTACAGGATGTACCGCTGAACCGGCACTTCCTCATCCCAGGCGGGCTGAGGGTCAACACCGGGCACGTCCACCACCTTGCGGACATCACGGCCTTTTTCGCGACCATCTGAGTCATAGTAGATCGCAGGGGTGCCGTCCGGCAAGGTTTCGGTCTCGTAGTGGCTGACCTCTTCCACGCCCGCCACAGCATCGTGGTGGACAGTCTGGGTCTCGGGCTTGAGGTAGCCTTTCGTCAAGTCGGGGGTGGCGATTTCTACGCCGTTGCTGTCGATAATTTTCATGTGTACTCCTTTCTGTTATGCCACTCTTCGCCATATGTATACGGCGATGTAGGGTGGCATATTGTTTACGTTTTGCATATCTACATCATCCGTTCCTACATCAGTCCATTGTGCTGTGTAAGAATTATATCCATCACTGTTTGTAACCTGCGTGGCTGCGTAAATCCATCCCCATTGAGGAATGTGCACGGCATTGCCTACGGTATTGACTGCTGCAACACCATTTCTGCTTGATAAAACGGGAATGTTTTTTCTTGTGAGTTTTACGCTTTCTTCACCACCAGTCGCACCTGCCGGGTAGGTATCACTTGCGCCCATGATAAATTTACCCTCAATCCGCTCCCATGTGCCGCCCACAATGGACGCAGGGCTTGTGGGGTCATCACTGGTCCACAGCTTGCCCACGGGATTAGCTGCCAGCAGCGCCGCCCTTTTTGCGGCCTCTTTGCAGTCCTCCAGCAGTTTGTCCACCTCAGCTTTGCTGTAAAAGATGGGTTGCGGGGTTTCCTTGGTGTGGTCGAGAATAATGTCGCCCACGGCCTTTGCGTCGGCAGGGGCGTTTTCGGTCTTGAGGGTTTTGTCCGTGTTCGCTCGGGTGCCCGCCAGATTGGCAGCGGCCTCGGCCCGGTCGGCGTCGGTGCTAGCGCTCTGGGCGCTGGATGCGGCATTGCTCTCCGACGTGGCCGCCGCGCGGACGCTGCCGGAGGCAGCGGTGGCAGAGTTTGCAGCGGCCCCGGCAGAGGTTGCGGCAGCTTCTTTGCTGGCCTGAGCCTCCTGTTCGGATGCAGCCGCATTGCTGGCGGCGGTCTGGGCGACTTGGGTGGAATCGGCCACCTGCTGCAAAGCCGCGTCGCGCTCATCGTCCACGGCCTGCACGGCCTCGGTCTGCTTGGTCGTCACGGCGTTCGTGGCGGTGCTCTGGGCCTGCTGTACGGCGGTCGTGGCCGTGCTCTGGGCATTCTGCACCGCCTGCACCGCATCGGTTTTGGTCTGCTCGATGCCCGCCACGGTCTGCTCGGCTTTGTCCGCACTGGCTTTGGCGTTGGTGGCATAGCCTTGAGCCTCGTCGGCAAATTGCTTGCAGTACTCAAAGCCTTGGCCGAGGCCGTAGCGGACCTCAACGCCTTTTTTGGCGTTATAAATGCGCTTCAAAACCTCATCAAAGTTGAGTGTAATCATAAGCTAATCACTCCTGTAGGTGTGTCGTAGATGGTATCGGTCTCAAAGTCAAAGGTATCCCACAACCAGTCCGCGCCCGCGTCGGCGGTAATGTTGCGCTTGTAGGGGTTGCAGGTGCCCTCGATGCTGAAGGTGATCTCCGTGCGCCCGCGCTCCACCACGTCCACCCGCCACAGGCCCAGCCAGTACCATGTGCTGTCCTCATCAAAGATGCAGCGCAACCACTGGCCCTGCAGGGCGTTTTCGAGGGCGCTCTGGATGGTGCTCCACTGGCTCTTTTTGGCCTTGCACAGCAGCTCCATCTTGATGGTGCGCTGCTTGTAGTGCACTTCCCCATCCAAAGCCCTGGACAGGTCTAGGATAAAGTCAGAGCCCGGGACATTGACAAGCATTGTCTCTGGCTCTGCACCGGATATCATAGGGCTGCCCACCTTCAGATAAAGGCCAAGGTCTTTGAGGGTATGGACACTTCCGATCTGTGCACCCATCAGCATTTAAGCTCACCCCCCGCTTCTTTTGGCAGCCAGTTGCTCCGAAGTCAACGGGTCATAGACCAGACGCTCCCCATCCCAGACATAGTCTGCACCGCCATTGGTGTTATCCGGGAAGTCATCAAAAACGACCGTGTTGGGCAACAGCTCTTTGGGCATATACTGAGCGTTGACCCAGTACCCATCATAAAGTCTGCCATCATCCGGGCAGATGCGGCAGACCCACTTCATCGTAAGATTATCGACTGTCATCTTGACACCTCACATAAAAGCATACAGACCTGTCGGGACGCACACAGTGGACTCTTCCACCCAATCATCCGTGATACGGCCTACATCGCTTTGGTCAGAAGTAAAGTCTGGCGCAAAGTCTATCACGCTGGCACCACTGCCGCTACTGCTGGCCACGATGTGATAACTAAGCTTGCGCCGGTACCCCTTGTAAAAGCGAATTCTCGTTTTTGAGCACCTTACATTTCGACGATGCAGTGTATCCCACGGAAACATAATACACATAAGAGCGTCATTTGTCGGCAGGATAATGGAAGAAGAGCCAACGCGGTTCGTGGTAGTGGTGGCAGTACCAAAGCCAAGAAAGCCATAACTGGTCTTTGTAACATAGCTATCGTATGTCAGCATGACATAGCTTGCGCCGCCTGCATCGATGGAATAGTCCACATAGTCTCCAGAGACACTAAGAGATTGTGCCGTCCACGATGTCAAAAGCATATCCCTTACACCGTAAAACGTGATTTTCCCGCTGTTGATGGTGCAGCTGCCGTTGCCGTCGGTGATGGAAATACTGTCCGACTTGATGTTGACCATGCTGGAACCGGAAAGCACTTTTATGCCCTCGTTGGTGATTTGTACCCGTTTGTTTGGCAGCTGGTCATGCCGGACGATAAGGCCGTTTTCCGGGGTAAATTCCAGAAAGTTGGTGGCTGTTTTGGCTGCTTCACCAGCTTTTTTGTCCACCTCGTCCACTCTTTTGTCGTTAGACTTCTGGTACTTGAAAAGCTGGTTAAGGGTGCTCTGCTGATATTTTTCAGCGGATGCCGTATCCTCATCCAGCAGGTTGGTGCGGCCCAGGTTAGCCACTTGTCTGTCGGTCAAAGTCTGCCGGGTCATGCCGAAGGTATACTCCTTTTTGTCCGGCTGATCCAGCGGTTCCACCAACTTTGTGCACAGCATGATGACATCGATGCTGTGGGGCTTGCTGATAATGTGGGCATAGCTGGCAAAAGTCAGCCTGTCCTTGTCATAGCCCGCATCTCGCAGATCCACAGCCTTGACGGTGTAGCTCGTCACCATCAAGCTGTTTTTCTGAAGATCCTGCACGCCTGCAGCAAAGGTGTCGTTGTCGCTGTCGGTGTCATACTCGCCCAGGGCTGACACAATGCCAAACTTCTGGGCCGCTGCATCATTCTGGATCCATCCGCAGTCGCCGTCACTGCTGTCCAGCCGGTACGAATACCCTTTTGGCAGATACTTATTGACGGTCGCCGCGTCCGTTCCAGAAATGCCATAGCGCTCTTCATGGCTTTCTGTGTACTTTTCACCCCACCACAAAAATTTCCACTTCCACTTTGTCTCCTCGACCGTGTGCTTGCTTCCCATGGGATACACACGGGTAAAAAGACTGTTGGTATCGGTCTTCTCAGTGAAATCCAGCAGGTTTACGCCATACTCAATGGTTTGGTTGACCAAACGGTCGGCCTCGAAAGACTGATCGCAATAATTTAAGACGTTATTACCCGTGGCGGGGTTGTAGGTGCAGTAGGCATAGCCGCCGTACACCTTGAGCACCATCTTGTCGATGATATCCCAGGTACTGCCGTAGTCTTCGCCCACACCGTAGCTGTCCCGGTCTCCATAGTGCACAACAAGATCACCCAGTGCCGCAGTGACAGTGCCCAGCTCGAAGCGTTTCATTTTCATGTTGCCGCACTGCTGGTTGTGGGCATCGATGAGGTGCTGCAAAAACTGCGCCAGCTTTCCCTCATAGTTAAAAGGGGTGATTGCGCTGTCATTGAAGTAAGACAAAGCGCCCTCGCAGTATATGACGCGCCGGTTGTACCAGTCTGCCTCATGGCTCAAGACACGCCCGCGCCAGATCTCTTTATCGTCCTGTTCAACGGTGATGCAGGTGGACATCTTTTGCAGGCTCTCATACTGCTCATGGTCGCGCGTCATGGTAAAAGAAAGGCTGCCGCCCTTGCTGACCTCTCGGGTCAGCTTGGGAGACAGCACAAGGGCATTGCGGTTATTGGGAGCGTAGATCAGGCGCTTGTCGCCGGGGTTGCCAAAGGGATATGCAAAAATTTTGTACAAATCTCAGTTTCCCCTTTCTGCCAGCGTGGCCAGATGGCCCAGCTGTGCATCAATAGAAGGTGCCAGTGCGCCCACCAGCGTTCCATCATCCAGCTTGATGACCGCATTGCCTGCCTGAGGGAGATACTGCTGGACGACGTTATACAGTGCATCCAGAGAAGTCTGCATTTTCTGCTGATAGGCCGTCAGGCGGCTGTTAGCCGGGCTTTCTCCAAAGGCATAGCCATCGGTGCGGAAATCGTACCCGGCAAAGCTGCGCTGGCTGCCGTACCAGTAGGCGTCCTGGATGTCCTTGTAGGAAAGCGTCGTGCTCTTGCTGTCAGTGCTTTCCTTTTCGCCGTTTTTACTGCTCAGCCATGCGGCCAGACCGATACCGCCTGCCACAGCAGCCACGCCCAGGATGGCAGCCAGCACAGGGTTGGATGCCACAAACGAGACGATATTGCCCAGACTGCCCATGATAGAGGTGGCCATGCTGGACACCCCGCTGGCGACGTTGGCCAGCTGGGCACCTGCCCCACCGGATGCGCTCAAGCTGGACAGGATGGAGCCAAAGCTTTGCACCGCTGTCCCCGCTTCTGTCGCGCTGGCAGCGATTCCGTCCGTAAAGAGCGATTTGATGGTAGCGAAGGCCGCTTTTACGCCGCCCCCGCTGTACGCGTCATTGATGACACCCAGCGCATCCGCCGCCCACTTGGAGATAAGCTCCCGCTGATCCTGCGATACCTCGCCCCAGATGAGATTTGCCACGTCTGTAGCCAACCCGGCCCAGTTGCGGTTTTTCAGGTCGGTGAACGCGTTTTGCAGGCGGCCAAAGATGCCGTTCGACCACTGCTTCTGCGCATTGCTGAGGTTCTGGTCAATGCGGCTTTGCAGCTCTGTCACGGACAAAACCACATCGTCACAGGTCTTTTGCGTGGTCGTGGTCACTTTTCCGGCCGCATCGGTCACTTTCTTTGTGACCGATTTGATGGTCTTCTCCGTGCCGTCCACCACTTCTTTCCAAGAGTCCGTGATGGTCTCCACGGTCTCCTTTGTGGTGCCCTTGAGCTTTTTGGTGGTGCCGTCGTAGACGTTGTAGGTATTGTCGGCGGTCTCCACCACGCGCTGGATGTTGCCCACGATGTTGCCCGTTCCGGCAAGGATCTGCTTCGACGTTTCGGTGACGGTATCCGCCAGCTTTTTGGTGTCAGCAGCCGCTTTGGCGGTAGATTTTTTGCTTTTTCCGCCGCCTGTGCCGCCCGAGGCAGTGATACTGCTCCCGCCGTTCCCGGCGGCTGCAGCCGCCTTTGCCTGCCGTTCCGTCCAGCTTTCGTTGTAGATGCCCTTTCCGTTTTTAGCGTCCTTCCGTCGGCGGTCGTAGTTGCTCTGGCTGTTTTTGTCAGAGCGGTACTGCTTGTATCCTTCGTCACTGTTCTCGTACCCCGCGTAAGCATTCTTCCCGAGGGCTTTGTTGAGCTTGAAGCTCAATTTATCGAGAACGCCGATTCCGGCAGAGCCAAGCTCTCCAAATTTCTTGATGACGGAGTTGATGGGGTTGTTCAGTTCCAGAATGGCCTCGCCGAGTCCCTTCCAGCCGTCCGTCTTGTAGGCTTCGATGGCCGCCACGGTCATATCGTTGAGGTTGGAGATTACCACACCGATGCCGCTGCTGAGGTCGCCCGTCATGAGCCCGGCCAGCTGGCTCACGTTATCTTTCAGGGTTGACACACGTCCATTCATGGTCTGGCTCTGGGCGTCCATGGCGTTGTAGTAGCGCCCGCCCTCCTCGCTGGCAGCGATAAGGGCCTTAGACAGCAGGTCATAGCTGATGGTCATGTTCTGGACTTCCTGCACCGATTTGCCGGTGTAGTCAGCCAGAACCTGATAAACGTTGATGCCGGCATAGGCAAACTGCTTGATGTCGATTGCGGACGCTTTGCCCACATTGGCGATCTGCTGCAGATTAGCTGCCATGCGGGAAAGCTCCGCGTTGCCTCCTCCTGTAGCCGAGACCGCGTCGCCCAGTGCCATGATGACCTTGCGGGAGTAGCCTGCATTTTCACCCGCGCTGATCAGCAGCTGGTTTGCCTGCGTCAGCGAATCCACACTGAACGGCGTGCGGGCCGCGTCCTCCTGAATGGCCGCCATGGCCTCATTGGCCGCCTGAGCGTCGCCCAGCATATTGGTCAGGCCCACGCGGTAACTCTCGATTTGGGCGTTGTACTCGATGCCGCTCTGGATTAAACTTTTCGCAGCGGCAAGAGCGGCAGAGCTGAGTTTTGAGAAAAAGCCCGCCATGATCGTGCCTTGTGCAATAGCACCGGCCAGAGACTTGCTGGACCCCGATGCGGCATCCCCAAAGCTGCTCATGTACCCTTCCGCAGTCCTTAGCCCCTGTGCCGTGGTATTGAGTTGGGCTTGAGCTTCTTTCAGCTTCCGGGCAAATTCCTTAGTTTCTTTGGAGGTTTCCCCGGTCTCTCTCCGTGATTTCTGGTAGGCTGCCGTAAGGTGAATGACCTCACTGTACAGCCGATTATAATCCGCACTCATGGTGGATACGGCGGCTTTGGTCTGAGCCTTTGCCTCCTCCACGCCCTGCCTGTAGGCGCTGTCGTCCAGCCCAAGAGTGGCCATCAATTCAAAAAGTTTCAGGGCGTATCACCTCCGTTCAGCCCGGCCAGAATACGGGCCTTGATTTCCTCTGCGCTCTGCTGGGGCCGGGCGGGAGTATTAAAGTCGGGTAGGGTGTCCACCCACCGATACTCCATGCCCACAAGGCCAGCCAGAGCGTCCGTGATGTAGGCGCGGTAGCTCTTCTCGTAAGCTTCCTGCTGCATCGCATTGACGCAATGCTGGGCAATGTAGGGCTTGCCAATGGCTTTCAGCATATCCAGCCGGATGGATGAGATCAGCCGCCGATATCGGTCTGAGCCAACCTCACCAACGAGGATAAAAAATCCAGCACATCCCGGTCGTTGATGGTCTCCGTGATGACGCGCAGGGTTTTGAAGGGAGTCATCTTTTCAGGGTTGCCGTCCTTGTCCGTTTCCAGCTCATACAGCAAAGGCAGCAGCTCCGCTGTGTTCTGGGCGTTGTCGAACAGCAGCTTTTTTGCCATTGCCTTGATGTTCTTGCGGCCCTGGGCTTCTTTCTTGGCCTTGAGATCATCGGGGGTTTCACTGCCCGTGAGGGTGGGGCCGACTTTTCGCAGCTCCATCACCTGCGTCTCGGTCAGCAGGGCGGCCACCTTGTCCGCGATCATGTAGCAGTGGCGTAGAAATTCGGTTTCGTCCATCTGGTTGAGAGTTTTCATTGTTCCACTCCTTATGCTGCCGCGTCTTCACTCACAAAGAACTCCATGGGGACGGTCTCGTCTCCCATTCGGACACAGCCCGTCAGGGTGACGGACACATTGCCCTTGCCCTTGTCAGTTGTCTTGAGGGACAAGCCGCCCGTGCTGATTGCGTTGTCCAGCCGAACAGCCACATAACCGCCGCCGATGAGGTCGCCCACAAACCAAATGGTTTTGAAGTCGCCCGTGGTCTTGTCAGTTTTGAACGTCATGCGGGGCGTTACCTTGCCCCCGGCCACGTCCGCTGCGCCCAGCGCCATGCGGATGACCTCGGCGGAGGTATTCAGCGCGGTGAAGGCCAGCGTGCAGTCGTAGTCCTCAATTTCCATGAGCTCCACGGTGTTCTTCTGGCAGTTGTCCACATCTTCGCCCAGGTCGGTGATGTTGGGGGTGCAGGTGGCGGTGATGCCGCCAGTGGTTGCGCAGATGATGTCGGCATCAGCGACGGCGGTCTGGCCCTCAGTGTCGAACTTGTTCAGCACAAGGCCCGCGTTGATCTGCATGGACTTGAATGCTTCTGCGGAAATTTTGGTAAATTTTCTTCCCATAATTCTCCTTACTCGCATAGCTGCGTGATCTCAAAATTCAGGTACTCGCACAAATAGCCCTCGGGCGGGTTGTCCATCGGCTGGGCCCACGGGGTGCCTTTGCGCAAAAGAATAGCGCCGCCCTCGCACGGCACGGTCAAACCGCATGCAAGGGCTGCGCTAATTTGGTCTTCTGTCTGTAAGATGGGTAAACGCCCTGCGCTGCTTGGATACCACAAGCGGCCATGAAACGACGCTTCCTCGTTCCAGCCGCCGGGGACGGCGGGCTTGTAGGTCAGGTAGGGCAGGGAAGCGGCGGGCGGGATGTTGTCTTCCAGATAGCCGGGGATGCCGAACCCATTGAAGAACGTGTTCAGCGCCCGGTTGATGCTCTCGGCGGTCCCCATTACGGCAGCACCGCCTTTTTGCACTTGACGGCCCGCAGCCCCATGCCGGATTCCGGCGGGGCTTTGCTTTCGTCTGCTGTGCTGGTGATCTGGAAGGTCTGGCCGTCGCTTACCCGCTTGATGTAGTCCGGGAAAGCCAGCGGCACACCCGTGTTAACCAGCAGCGTATAGGTGGAAGCAGTGTCAGCCTGCTCCGCCACCTGAGCTTCCACGGTGGTGTCGTGGCGCTCCACAGCCTCAAACTCGGGGCCGTCCTGCCAGCCGGACACAAAGCCGCCCACGCCGTCCGGCTCATAGCTGCGGGTCTGAAAACGGTATTTTTGGGTGAAGCTCTGCATCACGGTGGATGCAGTGAATGCGTTGACCATGTCACATCTTCCTCCACTGATTGATCTCGGATTTATAGCGGGTCTTGCCGTCTGCGGGCAGGCCGTCCGCGCCTGTAGCCATCGTGCCGGACCACCCGGCAAAGGACTGGGACACATACACGCCACCGGCCGGGAGCGCCTTGTCGTATGCGTCGATTTTTTCAGCCAGCGCCACAAAGTCAGGCGGCACGCGCATGGGCTGCACCGTCCCGGTGAAGGTCTCGGCGGTCAGATCGCCGTCCCCGGCCTTGTGAATGCCGTCATTGAAGATGGATCCGCACACGAGGAAATACTGCCCCGGCACTACCCCGGCGGGCACGGTGTCCGGCTCAAAGGCGAACTCCCCGGCAACGGGGTCGTCTGCCCGGTCAAAAAAATTGTGCGTGTAAACGCACAGCTCAGGGACGGTCATTGGACACCTCCTCCTCAAAAGGGGCGATTACTCGCCCGGGGTGATAGTCTGGACAGAGATGCCGTCCAGGTACTCAGCAAACAGGGTCACGCCGGTGATAGCGAAGCTCTCAGAGACGGCGGTGGTGTAGTTGCCCTGGGTGTGGAAGCCGATCAGGTTGTTGGCCTCGCCCGCGGTGGTGTACACCAGCCCAGCCTTTGCGTAGTCGCTGTCGGAGGGGTCAACGTAGTACATCACGATGTTGTCCACGGGGGTGGCAATGACCTTGCCCTTTGCGATCTCGCCGTCAGACAGCAGGAAGATGGTGTTGTAGCCCATGAAATCCTTGATGTACTGGAAGCCGTACTGGTTCTGGATGGTGATCGGGGCGGTGCCCAGGTACTCCGCCACGTCCAGGACGTTGGCAAAGCCCACAACGCCGGTGACGGTGCGGTGCATATTCTTGAACTTGTTCTCCACGCTGCCCTTTGCCATGGCCAGAGCCATCTGGAAGGTCTTGGGGGTGCCCTTCAGGCTGCCGGTGTTCAGATACTTGTAGAACTTGTCCGTGACCTTTGCGGTCAGGTCGAACAGGAACTCATCATCGGTCTTCTGCACGGCCACATCATAGCCATAGTTCTGGATTGCCTCCAGGGAGACGGCCTTGGCGTACTTTTCGATTGTGATCTTGCCGTAGTCCTTCTCCTTGACGGTGTACTGGCTGTAGGGGATCTCCTCGCCCTCTGCCACGGTGCCGCTCTGCAGGGTGCCCTGGGCGTACTTGCTTTTCAGCACTGTGCCGGGCTGCATCCGAATGGGCCGCATGATGCCCATGATCTCCCGCAGGTGCTCCCAGTTGCGCTGGAAGCGTGTCACAAAGTCGATTTCCCGAGGGTTGACGGTGATCTCGGTAGTGGTGATCAGATTGGTCTTTGCTGCCATGTGTTAGTCCTTTCCGCCGCCTGTAAACAGGTCGGCATTTGCAGCAATCGCGGCCTGGCGTTCGCCAGCGTCCTTGATTGCAAAAATTTGTTCTTTGGTCATTTTGGAGCCGGTGTTGGTGGGCGGGGTGTCCACCTTTGCGCCGGTGGTAGTCGTAGTGCCTACGAAGTCGCTCCAATCAGCTTTCAGGCTGTCGGTGTGCTTCTTGGCATCCTTGACCTCGCCCTTATCGTCCAGCTCCAGCTTGTCGATATCCTCGCCAGACAGCCGCACAACGCGGTCTGCATACTTGTCCAGCACCCCGGCGGCCTTCAGCAGCTCCCGGAACTTGGCTTCCTTGGATGCGTGGGTGTCCTTCTGGGTCTGCTGGGCTTTGTAGTCGGTCAGCGCCTTTTCAGCGGCCTGCTTGCCGCTGCTGGCTGCGTCGCGGTCCTTTTCGGCTTTGGCGAGGGCTGCGTTCTTCTCATCGAGCTGGTTCTGCAAGGTGTCCGTTTCCTCATGCAGCACGTCCAGAATTTTCTTGAGCTTGCCGCTGGTGTCGGTCGTTTCATCTTCCAGAATCGCCCGGAGAGTCTTGCGTTCGAGTGCCATGTGATAGTCCTTTCTGCCCTTGCTCGGGCTGCCATGCTTGGCAATAAGGTTTAATTTGCCGGACGTGCTGCCGGCGTGGTGCCGCTTGCAGGAATCGAACCCGCGTCCTCTGGTTACAAATCAGCAGCTCTACCATTGAGCTAAAACGGCATAAAAAAGCGGCTGACGCTGTGCGCCAACCGCTGAGTATTAATTTGATTTCTGAGAAGCTACCATAATAACGCGATTTCCTTTTCCATACGCATTATCGCAAAGTTCCTGAAGATGTTCTCTTGCTTTCTGCATTTCAACCAAAAGAATTCGTTCTTTTGTTTCCTGCAGGTAATATGGAGAAAGGTCAACGCGTGGGGCGCTGTTCCGTTCAAACATTTCTTGAAGTTTTTTGAGGTCTTCAAACGTACATCCTTCAACCATAGCGGTGTAAACAATGTTATCCATGTGTTTAAGCCTCCTTGTTCGCTTCTTCTACCGCGATCTCTCGCAGCTCGTCAATGTGTTCTTCCACCGCCGGGCGGAGGAACGGACGGGGGGCCATGCCCCGGGTAAAGTGCCACTTGCCGTTGAAGTCTTTCCAGACCCACGGCGTTTTGCGTCCGTTGCCTTTCTCGGCAAAGATGCCCGTGCCAAGCTCCACATAGACGCTGTAAAAGAGATTTGACCCGATGGTCACAGTCTTTTTGGCGAGGTTGAGGGCAAAGGTCAGGCTCTGCTTGAGCGCGCCGCCCACGTAGCCCTCAATGCCTGTGCTGTCTGCCGTTCCAGTAGGCACAAGCAGCTGGGCGTAGTCTTGCACTTTCATGCCCCAGATGGTCAGCACCCGCTCTGCCCATGAGTCCAGCGCCTCATGCAACTGCGGGGTGTTGTCGGTGAATTTGATGTCGTAGTTAAAGTTCACGGCTTATCCCTCGGTTCTCGCTTTTTCTTTAAGATGCGACCGCACTCAGGGCAGAAATTCAGCGGCCCGGCCCGGTGAGTAATAACGCCGCGCACGCCCATGTGTTTCCGGTGCTTTTTGGTGATGAGGCTTACTTGGTAGGTGGTATATAAATCAGGATCATCTTTTGGCTCGTGTTCTTTCCACCACTTGAGCCGCTCGCAAAATTTGCAAGGCTTCTTCTCATCCATGCTTTGCAACCTCCTTCTTTCTCTTGCGCTCTTCCGCCCACCACATTTGCTCTTTCTCTTTGCCGCCCTTGGATTTATACCACTCGGTGTAATCCATGACGGGGGTGGTCTCTTTGGTCACATTGTCTCGCTGCATGGCGTTCTGCCGGGGATACTTGCCCAGCGCAGAGGACAGCACACAGCGGCAGTGGTAGACCATCTCCGGGGCGGCGTTTGGGTCGCCGGGGCGCTGAATCTCGTAACCCATGACCTTGAAAGGCTCGTCAAGCTCTGCCGTCTGCTGGTCAAGCAGGCGGTGCATTTCACGGGTGCGGTAGTCGTGGGTAGAGTTCCAGCGCTTTTTGACCTCGATGCCCAAAGCCTGGGCGTTTCGCATCTGCTGCAAGGCCCCGGCGTTCTGGGCGCTGGTAAGGGCCGTGATGGCGTTGTTCATGGCCCAGTGGATCTCTGTATCAGCCATGCCGTTTACAGCCTGCACGGCGATGTCGTGGACGCTTTTGCCCTGCACGATGCCCTGCATAACGTAGCGGTTGAACACCCGGGCGTCATAGGTGCGGTTGCTCTCGCTCTTGATGCGCTTGTTGGGCACCATGCGAGGGTTCTTCTTCAGCAGGAGCTTGACCGCTTCGGTGTTGTACAGGGTCAGCCCGAACGTCACGCCTGCGGCCTGTTCCAGCTCGTAGAAAGCCCAGTTTGCGCCAAAGGAAAAAATATTGTATTGCTCGTCCCGGGCCAGTTTGTAGGCCGTCTCTTGAGCTGTGGTGCAGGTCTGGGTGATTCCGTCCAGCTTGGCATGCATCAAATCGGACTGAAAGACCTGATTTTGCAGCCAGATGCGGTAATCATCCTCGGTGATCTCGCCTGCATCCAGCTGCGCCCGCTTGCGCTCGTCCAGTGCTTTGTACTTTGCCAGAAACTCGGTCAGCTGCTCCTGCATTTCCCGTCGGGCAGTGCCGTACACCCGGAGGATACGGCGGCGCAGGCGGTTCAGCTGGCGGGTAGAGATGCGGTCACGGTCGGTCTGTTTCATGACACTGCAAAAGTCACAAGCGCCCATTTAGCCCATTCAGGCATATCTGCGCTAAAAACGCCTTTGACGTAGTAAACAGACAAAACGGCGTCCAAAATTACGCTTCCAATGATAAGCGCAACGCACACGCCAAAGAAAATCCATAAAAATATTTCCATCCTTTTATGCGTTTTCATCCTCGTTGTCCTCCTCGTCTGTGTCCTCGTCCACGGTCTCCCGTGTTGCGCTCTCAGCCATCAGCGCGGCCTTGGCCTGCTCCTTTTGTTCCGGGGTGAGGTTGGGCAGCAGGTCGATGGCCATGTCCTGTCCGATGATGGCGGCCTCGGAAATCACCATGCTGACCTGCTCAGCTGTGTTGGTGATCTTGCTGCGGTTGAATGTCGGCATAGCGTTGTCAAAGCCAGCCAGTGCGCAGATCTGCCGGATGAACGGCTTGACCTGAGCCTCGAAGTCGTCCGCGTTCTGGTTCAGCGGCTCATAGGCCGCGTCCAGATGGTCGTTGGTGCTGTCCGCGCTGACACAGTGCACATCCAGACCGCCGAAGTCCTCATACACCCGAGTGTGGAGCAGCTCCAACAGAGCCTGCCGGGCCGTCACAGGAATCTCGGTGGTGTAGGGGGTGATCTTGCCGCCCTCGCTGGTGTCTGCGCCTGCAATGTGGTACAGATTCAGTTTGACAAGGAACTCCTGCAGCTCGTCATCGGTCATGCCGTTGAAGTTCTCACACAGCCAGTAGATCTGCGAAAAGTCCTGCAGGTCATTGCAGAAGCCGGACATCACCAGATCGGTGTTGTCAATGTAGGCTTTTAAGCCCACAAGCGTGCTCTGGTGCAGGTCGGAGCCCCACAGCGGCACAATGGGAAGAGCGCTGTAGTTTTCGCCCTCTACGCTTTCCAGCCCGCCGCCGGGTGTGGTGACGGTCACGCTCTTGTATGCCTGCTTCGGCGTTGTCTCTTGCATCACATTGCCGATTTTGCTTTCCGTGTACTCAGTGAAGCCGTCCAGCTCGTACAGGATATAGTGCATATCTGTGTCCGGGTTCAGCCGCCAGAAGCGCACACCCGCCTGCAAAAGGCTTGTCTTCTCATCGTACAGGGGCGCAAACTCGGTCAACTTGAAAACCACCAAGTGGTCGTTGTTCCAGAATCCGAAGCTCTCGCCGTGGATCAGGGCGAAATATCCGGCCTTCTGGATCTGCTCGTCAAAGTTCTGCCCCAGCCTTTCCTTGTCCACGCCATCGTCTGCAAAGACCACACCGTTGCCGAGGGAGTAGGTCGCCCGCTGCTTGTTGAGCCGCCGGAAAAGATTACTCTTGACCATATCGGGGTGTGGGGTGTCCTGCTTGGTGTTTTTGGATAGGCGTTGCAGCATCAAAGCGTAAGCCTGCGCGAAGCGTTCAGCGCCCGGGTTTTTCTGGGCGTCGTACAGGTCGGCATCCAGAGCCATCTTGTAGGGCTTGGAAGTGCAGTGCTGCTGCACGAACCGCCGGATGAAATCAGGCTGTTCCCCGGCGGCTTGCGCCTGCTGAAATGTCTGGAATGTGTATACAGTGCTCAAAATCAATCCCTCAGTTTCACAAGGCGCTTTGTGCGCACGAAATAGCGGATAGCGTCCATGCAGTGGTCGTTGACCTTCAGCACGGTGTCGTCTTTATCCGGATCCCAAGCGTACACGCCGAACTCTTCCAGCGTGTGCTTGCAGTCTTTGTAGATCTTCAGCCGCCCGGTCTGCAGCATGGTCTGCACGTCCAGAATGCCGCTCAGAACGTCGTTGTTTGCTGGTGTCTGAGTAAAGCCGTTCTTGCGCAGCTCTGTAATCAGGGGCAGGGCAGAGGGGTCAACGATGATCCTCTCCGGCTTGAGACCATTCAGCCACGCCTTGAGGTCTGTGACGTACTCGCCCACGGTTTTTTGCCGCTTCTGTTCCCGGCCGCTGTAGTAGTACTCCCGGGTGACGATCCAGCAGTCTGCATCTGCCTGCTTCTGGAATAGCAAAAAAACCGTTGCGTTCTGGGTGCCAAAGTCGCACGCCACATAGGCGCTCTTTGGTGACAGCTCCGGCAGCTCATCAACGACGTGCTTCTTGCGGTCGAACATGTCATATACAAGGCCCTCGGCCACCGTCCACAGGCCCAGAATGTAGCGCTGATAGAAAACGCCGCTGTACTGGCTGCGGTATCTGGCCTTGATGTCCTCAGAAAGCGACAGGTTGTCGTCCATCGTGAAATGGAGATACATCATCTTGCGGGAACGGCACTTGCGCACCCATTCCAGATAAAACCAGTGCTGCGGGCTGCCCGGGTTGCAGTTAAACCAGAACTTTGACCCGGTGACAGAGCATCGGGCTGTGGCCTGATTGACGAAGCTCTGCGGCATCAGGGCCACCTCGTCGAAGAATGCCCCGGCAAGGGTGATGCCCTGGATCAGATCCTGGCTGCTCTCGTCCTTGCCGCCGAAAAAGTAAAACTCGTTGGTTCTGCCGCTCTTGCTGACGGTCATGCAGTTTTCTGCCCGGTGCTCCTTGACGTTGTAGCCACGGGCTGCAAGCTGCTGCTTAAGCGTGCCCATCACGTTGCGCCGGAAGCTGGCGATGGTCTTGCCACACATGGCAAACTGCTGGCCGCTGTAGCAGGTCATGGCCCACTGGACGAACGAAAAGCTCATGGCAAAGGTCTTGCCCGAGCGGATAGCGCCATCTGCAATGATGCCGTTGTAACCGCTGTATGCACTCTGCGGTGTCCACCAGCAAAGAACCATCTTTTGCCGCTGGCTGAGGGCTTTCCATCGAAAACCGTTACTTTTCCGCATTGTCGTCCTCTTCCTCCGGAAGCATCTCCACGTCATCCGGCGGGCTGATGTCTGCGGCAGCGCTCAGGGCCTCAAGTAGGCCATCGTCGTCATGCTCCTCTGCCCTCGTTTCTTCCGGCACACCTGCCCACTTTTCAGGCCGCCGGTTTTTCAACCAGAATATCTGAGCCGTCACGTTGGCTGGAACGACGACCTGTTCCTCTGCATACTCGATGCGTTCTTCTTCAAGCCGCTTTTTTCCATCCACCATGACATTTTTCAGCTTGAATGGCTTCTTGACGGTCACGGTGCGGGTCTTGCAGCTTTCGAACAGCTCATTCTCAACAATGTAGTCTGCGACATCCTTGCCCTTTTTTAGCGCTTCCGAAAATTCGGGAAATTTGTTTTTCCATTCGCAGAGAGTCGATACTGAGCAGCCTATATTTTCGGCAATCTGCTTGTCTTTGAGGCCGTCTCTAGCCCACCCACGAAGCAGCGTCAGCCCTTCAGGCTCTAGCCACTGCTCATACTTACCTTTGCGGCCAATCTTAGCTCACCTCTTTTTCGAGAACAGCCTTTTCTCCAGTCAGGTCTTCCCATCGCTTTACAATGACATCGACGTACTTCGGATCATACTCCATCAAATAAGCTGTTCTTCCGTTCTGTTCGCAGGCGATCAACGTTGTCCCGCTTCCTCCAAACAGGTCAAGGACAATATTCCCGTTTTCTGTGTTGTTCTTGATTTGATAATCAAAAAGCGCAACCGGTTTCATGGTTGGGTGCAACTCGCTCTTAACCGGTCTATCAAAATCAAGAACCGTTGTCTGTTTCCTGTCACTTGTCCATAGATGTCCTGCGCCATCTTTCCATCCATACAGGCAAGGCTCATGCTTCCACTGATAATCCTGTCGTCCTATGCACAACGTGTTTTTGTTCCAAATCAAGCACTGTCTTACAGTCCAACCAACGTCTTTACACGCCCCCCGGAAGTTATACCCTTCTCCATCTGCGTGCCAAATATAAAAAACAGCGCCCGGCCTCATTACAGCATCAGCGCTTTTGAAAGCGCTTGTCAAAAAATTTCTGAATTCATCATCGCCCATGTTATCATTTTGTATGAGCAGTCCATCCGTTCTCCTGTGCCTTTTTACCGCTTCGCTTACGTCCCTCACTGCTCCATAGTTTACGTTATACGGTGGATCTGTAAGCAACATATCAGCCTGCGCCCCCCCTATAAGGGCTTTGACGCTTTCTGCATTAGTGCTGTCCCCGCACATAACGCGATGCCTGCCGCACTTCCAGATATCACCCAGCTTCGCCTTTGGAGGTGCAGCTTCGTCAACTTCTGGAGCCTCATCCTCAGCAACCTTCGTTTCTTTGCTGTCACCAGCAGGAAGGTCGAAATCAAAGTCAAAGTCGCCAAAGTCCACTTCTGCCAGTTCCTGTTCGAGTTTTCCGAAATCCCACCCAGACATTTCACCGGTCTTGTTTGCGAGGATACGGTATTTCTGCTTCTGTTCTTCGGTCAGGCCGGTGTAACGTACCACATCAGCAGTGTTCACATGGAGCTGCATCAAAGCAAGACGGCGGGTGTGACCACTGAGGATGACATTGTTTTCGTCCACCTCGATGGGATCAAGTGCGCTGCACTGGCGCATACTTTCCGCGCAGGCGTTCACGGCTTCCGGGGAGATCACGCGCGGGTTGTTCTCATACGGAACAAGATCTTCGACCGGTAATTTCAGCAGCTCTTTCTGAATCATGTTATTCTCCTTCCGTGCAAAATAAAAAGCCCGAAACTGCTCAAGCTAAACCTCAAGCTATTTCAAGCTAAAAATCAATATAGCCGTCAGCCGGATTTGAACCGGCACCCACGGAATGGATGTGCGCAGTGGTTGGCTGTGCAGTGATGTTCCCGTGGTGTCACCAGCGTTGTCCCGCCTTAAATGGGCGGCGCTCTTCCAGTTGAGCTATGACGGCATATAAGCAGCAACGCCGTTATCTGCTTTTACCGGACAGTAAGACGTTGCCGCTGCATCTGGAACTTTCGCGGCCAGATGCTCCGCTATTGCGCCGCCCCCTCTAGGGTACGCAAATGGCATTCCCGGCAGGGCCCGAGCCTGCAGCCTTTGGTTTTGGAGACCAACGCTCTACCAATTGAGCTACGGGAATATAAAAAGCCCATCGCTGTGCTGGTCAGACACAGTTCAGGGCGCAGGGATTGGACGCACACACCGGCTGGTCCAACGTCATAACCCGCTTTTGGCGTTCCGGGGCCTCCGGCATAAGAAATGCGTGTTAAGCAAAGCTATCATCTAGGAGGATGAAAACAGAAAGAGATGTTCCGCGCATGGGAAACGCAGCAGCTCCCGGTGGTTTATGAGGCCATGCGTCCACTTCTGCCTACGGGGTCGGCAGGCTTTCAAGCGCCGTTCCGCTTCGCGCGGTTGCGCTTGTACCCAGAATATCACAAATGGGATGTTTTGCACATGGATGCAGGATGGATATGATGTGGAATCATTATTCCAGTGTATCCCAGAGCAGAGCCAGCCGCTCACAGCCCCGGCGGATAATCTTTGAGACCTCGGAATTTTCGCACAGCCCCAGAGCTTCCACGATGACGGGCTGGTTCCTGTTCTCGATGTAAAACATCCGGATGCAGTCACCCTGCCGGACGGTCTCGGGGTCTACGGCCCCGGTGTAGGCCCTGCAGGTGGCATTCATCTTCAGCAGTGCAAGGCGCTGCTCCATCTGCTTCAGCTCCCGTTCCTCTGCATCCAGCCGGGCAACGGCATCTCCGACCTTATCACCGGAACTTCCGCCTGTGGGCATTCCGTTTAGGCTCTGGGTGCATTTCTCGGCAGCATCCCGGATGCGCTGGATCTTCTGCTTCTGGGCCTTCACGGCGGCAGCACCGTCCCGGCACTGCTGGAACCATGCCTTGACATCGCGGTAGTCTACACCGTCTCGCTTTTCATTTTCAGGTGCACATGTGAAGATCATCTTTTTTCTCCTTTACTCCCTCCAAAAATAGCAACACTCCGGGCGCTGCAACGCGGATACGGTACTCTGCCAAATCTGCCGGGGTGATGTACTTCCGGCCAAACACGTTCTTCATGTCTTCCCAGATCGGCCACGGAATGCGGTAGAACTCCCGGCTATTGAATGAACACAGAACGAACGCGATACCGCCCAGCCGTGATATCCGGCGCAAACAGGCGGCTTGCTCGGCTGATACGCGGTCGGACAACAAACGACCGGTGTCGGTGTGCTTCGCCTCGAAAACGACCGCTCTTCCGCCTGAGAGAACGCCTTTGTAGTCTGGCTGTGCCTGTTTGGTGTAGCAGGCGAGGAATCTGCCGGAGCGATCTGCACCACCGATGGGCTTCATCGGCTCCGGGGTTTTCTCGATGTCTGCCCGCCCGATTGCGCGGTAGTAGTCGCAAGCGGAGCTGATGATGGCCTCAAAACCTGCGCCCTCTGCCCGGCTGCGAGCGCCCATGTAGCTGCGGCGGGCGCTGGCCGCTGTGTTACCCTTCATTGTCAGCCCTCCAATACTCCACGAAGTAGGTCAAGGTGGACTTTCCGCCGCGCTTCTCTTTGCCCATGCGCACGGTGTATCCGTTCATTGCGAGAATGACGGTCAGCGCCTTTCTGTCCTCTACCTTGTCACAGTCAATCTTGTAGTGTTCTGCCATTTCGTCCTCCTTACTCCTTCAGGCAGCTGGCGGGCTGCTGGAGCCACTTCAGCGCCTCTTCTTCCGTGGGTACATGGTCCTCGCACATCTGGTTCACGACAATGGGGATAAGGCGCTTGGCCAGCTCCTCATCGTCCATGTCGCAGATGGCATCTGCAATGGTGTCCTCGTTGTGGGGCATGATTTTCATCGACAGTCTGACCACCGTACCGTCTCGGCGCGTCCACGAACAAATGAGGCTCTGTCCGCCAATCTTTTCCAATGTAGTCAGCATGGTATCGCGAGCCTCTTCCAGAATTTTGTTGTCCATTACCGATACTCCTTTCCAGTCGCCTTGTCCCGCAATGGGATTCGGCCAATGATCTCAAAACCTGCCCACTCGGCCACCTGCCGAAGCAGGGGCACGAGGAGGCTGATTTGCAGCAGCCGGGCGGATTCCTTCTGGTATTCTTTCTTGCGGATGTTCCGCATCGCAGTGCCGGGGGTCGGATCTGCATAATGCTCGGCATTCCGGCTCATGTTGTCATTGCTCATGTCCACATCTCCCGCAAATCCTTCTCGACCTGCTCCGACTTGCTGACGAGATACTCCGCGAACTCGTCAGGGGTCATGTCCCGAACCGTTTTCATTCTTCGCTTCTCTCCTTTGATGGTTTCTGCGGGTACTGCCACTCCACCACATGGTGGATGGTGCCGCCATAGTCAGGGTTCAACCAGCCAGTAAAGCCGTAGCAGTCCTTCATGTAGACACCGACCTTGTAGCCCTCCTCTTCCGTGTACAAGAGAAGCTGTTCGCTCACGTCGCACTCAATAGTGCCCTCGCATTTATTCTCGTCCACCTCGTGGTGCAGCGGCGGAATCTCGCTGGCCGGGTGCCATTTCTGGCAGGTGCATGTAGGGTGTGCGGTAGGTGCCAAATTGACGAGTTTTAACACGTGCTTCAGTGTGGTTGCCACAATGTATGTCGAGGCTGCTTCACATTTCTCAGCCTCAATAATCCATTTTTCAAGATGCCGAATTACATCCTCCGCATAGATCAGGCGTTTTTCAGCCATTTTGATCAACCTCCTTCGGAGGCAAGGGCATCCAGCCCACAACCGGATAATCAACCCTGTTGTTAAAAACCTCGTCCGGATTAAAGTGCCGATACTCCCACCAGCCTTCCGGGATACGATAATCGTCCTGTTCTTCGTCGTAAAGGCCCCAATCCCAAAGATCTTCCCAGTAAAAAGCGCTATTTTGGGACAAGACATTACCGTTCTCATAGTGTGCCGTTGTAATCCCATAGCCGCCAATCGAATTGCAGTACAGAATCAGCACTTCTTCTTCAACCTTCGGCGGGTCCTTGTCAGGACTACGCCATGCGGGAATCATCTTTTCCAGGTCGATGGTGGGAGCCTCGCTCACCATATCTGCGCAACATTCAGCGGTGCTTTCGCACTCGTTTGTGGTTTCACGTCCAATATACAGGGCGTATTCTCGCATTTCTTTTTCAAGAGGAATTGCGTTAATCAACCTTACTTCAGCCATGTGTCAAAACCTCCGTTCTCTTGACATGGATATCCCGGTACTCCGGGTAGTGGTCGCCCGCCATCTGGCAGGCGTGAAATTCTGCGGCTTGCTGGTTGCTGGCGGTCAGACGGTAGGTCAGGGCCGCATCTCCTACCGGGCCGCTGCACAGCACAACAACGTGATATTTAGGCACTCTTCGCCTCTCCTTTCTTGCGCAAAGGCCTGCGATTTGCAGCGTTTTTGAGGAAATCGGGGGCTTTTGCTGCATCTTCTGGGGGGCGCGTGACCAGTTTGTCACGCCCCGCCCCGATGGGGTTCGTCTTGCGGTACTCTTCCACAGACGTGCAGCCCTGCCGGGCGGCTTCCCTCGGCGTTGTCGTAATGTCCTCCCGCGACTGTTTGAGGAACTCGACCCGGCGATAGGTCAGGTTCGGGGTCATGGCCAGCTCCTTCAGGCCGCCCACGCTCCCGGCGTAAGTTTTGGCCGCCGGGGGGAGGCTGTCGTACAATACTTGCAGCTCTTCCGTGCCGTCACTACGCAGCAGCCCGCCCTTCTCGTCAATGCCGGTCACCATCGGGAAGTTTTTCCAGCTCATGTATTTCTGTGCCTTGCGGGCTGCATCCGCCAGCGCCTCCCACTCTGCATCCGGGTTGATGCACTGGGAAAGCTGCTTGTAGATATCTGCCACCGTGATTGGATAGACGCAGACGCGATTCGCGGCCAGGAACGCCCGCTTCACCACTTCGCCGGGATAATCCCGGAACTGATACGTCCACACGTCAAGGGTGGTTTCCATTTCCTCATCCGTGAGGGGTTTGCTGCCCAGCTTGTACAGCGTGAAGTTCATCCGTATCAGCTGGGCCGTTTCTTCTTTCGTCATTGCTCAAACCCTCTTTTCCTGTCCATGTTTGCCAGCACTCTGGTCAGCTGGTCGTCCACGCTCTCGGCGGGCTTTCTGCCACCGGTAGCGCTGCCGGGCCGTGCCTGCTGCTGGCGGCTCTGGTACTGCTCATCGCTTGCAGCTACATCGCCAACCGTCTGAACACCTTCGCGTTGCCAACTGGCTAAGATTCCGTTTATGTAGGCCCACGACCGTTTATTTGCTTCCGCTGCCCGGTCAATTGCCAGCAAGATCAAGTCTGTGCCGAAAGCCTGCCGCCAGCTTTGCAGCTTTTCCAGCGCTGAACGCGGAAAGCTGCCTGCAACTTCCTCGTACCGCTGAATAATCTGGGCGAGGTCTGCATCAGCTGCCGGGGTTTTCTCTTTGCTGTTATTTAAGCTATCTCTATTAGGATAGATAACAGTTTCAGTAATAGGTTCAGTTACAGTAGCAGTTACAGATACAGTTGTATCTATACTGTACCGATACTGTATAGATAGGGTATCTGCGCAGTATTTTCTGAACGCATCACTCTTGATGTTTTGCAGCGAATACTCAACGCCCTTCAGGCATTTGGGTGATTTCGACCAGTTGTATTTGTGCCAGTTAAGAAGCAATATCTCTTTCGTTGCCTTGTCATAGCGGATAACGTTGTGAACAGTTTCCATTCGGTGGATAAGTCGGTCTACGGTCTCTTCGTTGTATCCAAGCTCTCTGCTCGCTTGCCGCTTGCCCAGCTCATAGCATCCGCTCAAAGTGGTGTGCGGATTGGTGAGAAGGTAGAGATAAAAGTATTTATCTTCCGGGGTGAAGTCATCGTCCACCTTCGGGTCTGACCAAAAGTTCGGCGAAACGCAACGAAAAATTGCCATCTGCTCACCTCCTTTCTCTCAACGGTGAATCAGAACGGCAAGTCGCCCGTATCCGAAATCGGGCGGCTATCGTCGTCATATTCGGGCGTAACCGCCGGGGCGGGTTGTTTTGCTGGTTCCGGCTGAGAAACGCTTTGCGGCGGTTCTGCGCCGGGGTCAAAGGGCGTTTCGTCCTCCACCGGCGCAAAGTCATCGGTTCCTGCCTGTTCGGTCGGCTGCATCATGTCGATTGCCATCTGAACCCAGCTTGCATTGACAAGGCCGCCAACCAAAACGCCCTCGGCATCGAGATTCCAATAGGTCTTGCCGTTAGATTCGTGGCTTTTCAGCTCCCGGCCAAACGCCACGACAAAATCTCCCTTGTGCAGCAGACCATCCCAGCGGTCCAAATCGCGCCAGATGCAGCACTCCACGAAAACGCTGTTCCACTTGCCGGAATCATCCTTGACGCTGTGCGCCTTGACACTCATGCTCAAGAACTGGTTTCCAGTTCGCGTTTCCTTGATTTCCGGGTCGCGGGACAATGTTCCGGCCACCATTGCACCAGTGCTCGTCTTGATAATCATTCGCCATCACCGCCAAACGGATCATCGTTGGTGTCGGTGGTTTCGACTGCCAACGGTTCGGGCTGTTCTTTTTTCGGCTTCAGTTTGCGGGGCTGCATAGCGCCGATTTCGGGCTGCTCGTTCTCGACCTCGCGGCAGGATGCTTCTGCATCTACCGGAACCTCGCTCTCATCGTAGAGGCTGCCAAACGTGGCCGGGAAGGATTCGCGCAGCGCGTGGACGAGGGCCACCTTACGAATCATCGTTGCAGGCTTCGTTACCCACAGGGATTTCTTGGTGTCGTATTCGCTCAGCTTCACTTCTTCGTAGAAGGGGCGGCTGCGGTCCTTACGGTAGGCTTTAGCCCAGCCGCCGACCAGCTTCTCGTCCTCGTAGACGATGGATCCTTCGCGGTGAATAATCTCGCCAACTTCCGGCACGAGCACGATAACACCAGCTTCAAATCCGTCATACTGCGGGTGACGCTCGGCCATCTTCATATAGCAGGTCTTGCCCAGCACGATGGTGGACGCGCTGTCGCCGTTCTTATTGTCGTAGTGGATAAGATATGCCTCTTTGGTAAAGGGGTTGAGGTGGTACTGCTTGCAGGTCTCCAAGAAGATGCGGCACTCTGCGAAGGTCGCATCTTTGCAGATGAAGTTCCGCACATCGTCAAAGGTGACGGTCAGATGCTGGCCGTCCATGCTCTCGATTTCGACCGGCTTAGATTCTGCGACCGGCTGCATCGCTTCGCTCTGCTTGACCTGAGCAGCGAAGGAGCGGCTCTGAACTGTGGTAGTGGTATTCGGCGCAGCAGCGCCAGCGCGTGAAGTGAAGCCCATTTTTGTTACCTCCTAGAATGTTGAAGATTATTTGATGCTGCCGAAATCGAACCCGCGTTCTTTGGCAGCGCTGCGGAACCATGCAATGTCTTCTTTGGTGAACTCAACCCAGAAGTAATAGCGCTTGCGGGAGGAAGCCTCCTGCGCAGCGGCGAAGCTCTGCATCGCCTCCATGTCCAGACGGCCCTCCGGCGTGATGAATGCGGCAGCTTGCGTTGCTGCGGCGACTTGTGCCCTCATCTCGCGTTCTTCTGCGGTCGGGGGAACAATTACCGGAGCCGACATCCGAGCCCGCTCTGCCGCTTCTCTGGCGGCCTCTGCGTCCCTCTGTGCTGCGCGGGACTTCTCGCGGCGGGTATGCTCGCGGACGGCCTCGTTCACGCTCAGGTTGCGCAGGTATTCGGTGGTGCAGGGTTCGACATCCTCTCCGCAGTTCTCGCGGATAAAGTCGAGGTCGCTGCGAACGCCCTCAATGGCCTTGCACAGCGTCTTTTTTGCTTCCGCAATGGCGAACGTCTTGTTCAGCCAGCGGTTGTCCAACAGGCGTTCAAACGGAATGAGAGCTTCCAACTCGCCGATGTTGTCCCGGTAGATCAGGCGCAGGGTAGAAGCCTTTTCTTCCTTTTCGGCGGCCTCCACAGCCTTGACCTGTGCGTCAATCGCTCCGGAAATCTCCTTGCATTTGCCCTGCATCTCCTTGATGCTCTGCTGGAAATCTTCTAGCGGCTTCATGTAGAGCTTCTTCGCTGCCGTGGCAGCAGCTCCAAGCTGCTTATCCCAGCCGTTGACCTTTGCCCGGTCCTCCTTGGCGCTCTTGATGCTCTCCGGGGTGTAGACCCGGCCTTTGTAGGCCGCCAGCATCTCGTCAAGGTTCCGTTTAACCTCGTCCTTGTTCCAGCTCATGGCCGGAATTGCCGGGCGTTCCACCCGGACGGTCAATTCATTCTCCATCTGTAAAAACCTCCGATTTTGTGATATCATCGGGGTGATGGGGCTTTCAAATTCCATCAACCCTTGCAGCCTGTCGGTGTTGGCGCACCGGCGGGCTTTTTTTTCATGCGTCCCTCCGGTTCTGCCGGTACTCCGGCTCCTCGGTGCGGGCGTGGGTTCGGTCAATGCGGCCATAACGGCGGGCGTTCTGCTCACGATCCTGGGCGGCAAAGCCCAGCCGCAGGAACATCACCGCTGCCAATACCAGGCACAGGGCCGTGGCAAACTGGCCGTCGGAGATGGTGCTGCCGGTCTGTGCGCTGCCCTCGATGCCCATGCCGTACAGCAGACTTGCGATACTGCTTGCAGCAGACAGCCAGTACCAAACACCGGATTTGATTTTCATGCTTCCACCTCCTGATAGTCGATTTCAGGGCCGCAGTTGTCCAATGTCCATCCAACGACCGGGTGCCATTCGCCATCTGCAAAAATCTGCAGGCCGGTGTGGTTTTCGTCCTTGACCTGCCCGCCCAGCTGGTAGCAGCCGGATGCCAGGCTTCCATCCCAGCGGAACCACTTGTTCCAGAACGTCGGTGCCACGTACGCGCATCCGGTGGGTGCGTCGGCCCGCTCGGATGCAAGGGTGTACTGTTTGCTCATGCGGATTCTCCTTTCTCAAGTGAGGGGAAAAACAGTTCCCCGATCTCATTCTGTCTGATGTCAAGCAGTTCACACATTGCTGTGATCTCTGCGCTTGTCCACGGATTGTGCCCCTGCATCCTGCCGCTCATGGTGTCCCGGCCAATGCCGATATACTTAGCGACTTCCTGATCGCGGTAGCCGCAGCTGTGGAACCGGCCCCGAAGTTTCCAGTACGGAATCTGCCGGAAGGTGCCCTGTATGACCTTCATCATGCTTCGACCTCTTTTCTTTGATGTGTGCCAGCCGTGAAGGCTGGTTCTTGTCCCAGCGGGCTTCCCGCCAGTATTTGTTCCGCCCGTTCATCAGGCGGTCTCCTTGGTGCTGACCTTGCGTAACGGCGGCTGCTCCGGGTTGTCTCGGCTCTGCTTGTAGTGCTCAACGTCATCAGCGAGGAAGTAGAACTTGCTCTTGCTGCCCTTCTCTCCGTGAGAATAAGCGTCCAGCAGGCCCTGCTTCCTGAGCTGAAGGACCCTTGCCTGACATACGCCAAGCGCTTTGGCGGTTTCTTTGGTGGTGTAATACTTCGACACGATATCGGTTCTCCTTTCTGTGGGTGGCTCCCACGACCTTGCCCGGCTGGCTGCCGGGTGGTTTCGACCCTTGCCACAGGGTCATCATCAGGTGGG